GTTGACGTAGTAGCTCAACCATCCGCTCCGGGAGCTTATCCAACACCGGTTTACGAACACCTTATGAATAACAAAGGTGGATTACAGGCATTTAAAGTAGCACAAGAAGTAAGAGGCGACGCAAAGGCACAGCAATACATAGCAGAGAGTCTAAAGAGAATCATCTCAGGACTCAGATAATAAGGAGAATCACATGCTAGATTTCGTGAAACAACTATTTGAATCCAATGTGATTTCCGAGGAAACCAAATCGGAGATTGAAGCAAGCTGGCAAAGCAAGATTCAAGAAAACCGCGAACAAGTCACAGAAGAAATTCGTGAGCAATTGACCGCAACTCTCCGTGAAGAATTTGCCCAAAAGTATGAGCATGACAAAGCAGCATTGGTAGAAGCTGTTGAATCTATGTTAGCAGACCGCTTAACAGCAGAGCTAAGTGAATTCGCAGAAGACCGTCAAGGCCTAATTGAAGCTCGTGCCAAGTACGTAGCAAAAATGAAAACAGATTCCGAAGCAATGGAATCATTTGTTCTCAAGAACCTACAGAAAGAATTGGCAGAACTACACGAAGATCGTAAGTCAGTAGCTAACAACATGGCTAAACTAGAATCCTTCATTGTGGATGCACTGGCGAAAGAAATCGCAGAATTCCACACTGATAAAAAGGATCTAGCTGAAACTAAAGTACGCCTAATCAAGGAATCACGTACTAAGTTTGAGGCTGTACGTACTGCGTTCATCAAGAAGAGTGCTAAGGTCGTTGAAAGTGCTATTACTAATGGCATTAGATCTGAACTTACACAACTTCGTGAAGATATTGAACAAGCACGTAAAAACGACTTTGGTCGCAGACTATTTGAATCCTTCGCAAGCGAATACGCTGCATCACACCTCAATGAGAAGAGTGAGACAGTTAAGTTGATGAAGATAGTACAGCAAAAAGAAGCTGAACTGCAAGAAGCAGCACAGGTAGTAGCTGATACACAAAAACTCATAGAAAGCAAAGAAACTCAACTAAAGATCGCAAGAGATTTAGCAGAGCGTAAGGAAACACTTGGCGAATTGCTAGGTCCTTTAACTGGCGACAAGCGCACAGTAATGCGCGAATTGTTAGAGTCTGTTCAAACAGACAAGCTAGTTTCAGCTTATGAGAAGTATCTACCAGCCGTAATGGATGGCGCTACAACAAAGAAAAAAGAGGCATTAACAGAGGCTAAACAACAACCAACTTCTAAATCAGAAGTTGTTACAGGCGATAAGCAGGCACCACAAACAAGCGGAACAGAAGAAAAATCCGCAGAAATATTTGACATCCGCAGGCTTGCGGGACTAAAAGTTTAAGGAGAACTATAATGTCACAACTACTCGAGTCACGCTGGTCGGAAACCAAAGACGCTCTATTAGAAGGTCTTCAAGGTAACAAGCGCACAGTTATGGCAACTACTCTAGAAAATACCCGCAAGTATTTGGCAGAGAGTGCTACTGCAGGTGCTACTTCCGCTGGCAACGTTGCAACACTAAATCGCGTCATTCTACCTGTAATCAGACGTGTAATGCCAACCGTTATTGCTAACGAATTGGTAGGCGTACAGCCAATGACAGGCCCAGTTGGTCAGATCCATACTCTACGTGTTCGTTATAGCGACAGCTTTGACAGCGCATCTGGTACTGACATCACAGCTGGTGAAGAGGCACTAAGCCCATTCAAGATCGCTGAAGGCTATTCCGGCGCAAACACTGACAAGGCAGCTTCTACAGCAGCTCTTGAAGGTCGCGCAGGTAACAGACTAAGCATTCAAATCTTGAAGCAAACAGTTGAAGCTAAGACACGTAAATTGTCTGCTCGCTGGACATTTGAAGCTGCTCAAGATGCACAAGCCCAACAAGGTATTGACATCGAAGCAGAAATCATGGCAGCTCTTGCACAAGAGATCACTGCTGAAATCGACCAAGAAGTTATCGCTTCCTTGAACAGCCTAGCTGGTACAGTATTAACATACGACCAATCTGCTGTTTCTGGTACAGCTACATTCGTTGGTGACGAACACGCCGCATTGGCAGTTCAGATCAACCGTGCTAGCAACTTGATCGCTCAGCGTACACGTCGTGGTGCTGGTAACTATGCTGTTGTTTCCCCAACAGTATTGACACTTCTACAAAGTGCAACAACTTCTGCTTTCGCAAGAACAACAGAAGGTACTTTCGAAGCTCCAACAAACACCAAGTTCGTTGGTACACTAAACAGCGCAATGAAAGTGTATGTAAACGGTTATGCTACATCTGACGATGTTCTAATCGGTTACAAGGGTTCTAGCGAATCTGACGCACCAGCATTCTACTGCCCATACATTCCATTGATGAGCAGCGGTGTTGTTCTAGATCCAGCAACATTTGAACCAGTAGTTAGCTTCATGACCAGATATGGTTATGTTGAGTTAACAAATACTGCTTCTTCTCTAGGTAATGCAGCTGACTACCTAGCTAAGGTTGCTGTAACATCTGCAAACCTACGTTTCGCTTAATCAACGAAAAGTACGTTTACAAAACTCAAAAAGGCTCTTCGGAGCCTTTTTGTTTGACTTAAATATCTGTATGTACGTTGAATCAGATCGAGATTTTCCAGAGTTACGCAAACAGTTTAGTGTTTGGCGAAAACGATTTCCAATGTTTACACATGATGTAAACCAAATAGAACATATTATTGAAAACCATATACAAAAGTTTGCTATAGCAGGTGTTCACTACAGACAAACAAAACAAAAACGTTATTTAGAAATAGCACAGCAAGAACTAGACGCTATAAACAGAGTATTACAAACAGTTGGCAAATTGGAGCTAATGGCAATGCTCAGCCAATGATAAATACATTGTCTATAAAAGAACTTGCACTAGCAAGACTTATGCTGTACCCCACAGCGTAGACCTAGAACGTCAAATTAAGGAGAAAACAAATGGGACGTCCATTAAGAAAAGATGTACTTGGCACAGATGCTATCGGTACATATGCAAGTAACACTGGTGTTAGAGTTGAATTTTACGACACACAATTAAGAACTGATGGTGTTGTTCTAAAACAGCGCGGCGCAAAAACTTTCCGTGTATGCCAAGTAGGTAACATTGGAACTACTTCTGCTTATGTAACAGCAGTATTAGTTTCTGATGCACCAAATGCTTACGGCGAAATGAGAATTAACGGCTTTATCGGTGGAAACGGCGCACAAGCTACTGCAATAGCAAAGATCACTAAGCGTGTTGCTACTGACTTTAACGGTGTTCGTTACAACTGGTACTTAGAAAACGATTCTTCTAACGATTACATTGTTTTAACAGCTATTGTTTAATTAGGAACTTAAATGGGACAGGTTGTACAAACCAACGGCGACTATACAATTAAGGCTCTTCCAGACGACAGAACTGTCGGTGGAAAGATTACCCTTGACACTGGCGATAACGTTGGTGAAGTTAGAGTTACTGGTAACCTTGTTGTTACTGGTGCAACCTTAACAGTTGAAACCGCAAACTTAAACGTTCAAGATAATGTTATTATTTTGAACTACGGTGAATCAGGCGCTGGTGTTACTCTTGACTACTCCGGTATTCAAATTGACAGAGGAACACTGCCGCCTGCATCTTTTGTCTACGACGAAGCTAACGGTTATTGGTTTTTAGCAGCAGGTGCACAACCTGGTCCATTCAGTTTTTCAAACGACGGAACAAACCCAGAAAATCCTAGATCAACATCTAGGTTAAAATTAAAAGAAATCCTAACTGACTCTACAGATAACGGGGATCTACTATTAATTGGAACAGGCACAGGTGTTTTAAAGGTTGGAGATCGATCTCCAGGCCCAGGTTATGAAACATTTGTAACAGATCCAGATGATGTTCCTAATAAACAATATGTAGATAACGCTATTCGAGATAATCCTACTTTCCAGATTCTTTCTGATGGCCCGATTAATCCGTTAAGCCCGTTGCCAAATAATGCAACTAGAGTTATTGTTACTGATGCAGATGTAAGTGACTTAGGTAACGGTGTTTCAAGTTTAGATTATTTCTTCCAGAACACTGGCGAAACAACGTTAGATGATCGAAGTGCAGTATCGATTTTAGTAGACGGTATTTTAAATTCTCAGTTTTATACTGACAGAACATATATTCAAGATTTAGATATTAGCGATAACCAGATTACAATTAATAGAGAAGATGCTTTTAACAATACTAACATTGTAATCACAGTTCCTGGAACAGGTAAGCTACAAACTAATCACGCTTTACAGTTAGACAATTGGAACATAACACCGTCTTATGCCTCTAATGCAACTATAATTAACAGTAAACCACCTAGCATCGGAACTACTGGTTTATTCTTTTCACATTCACAAGGAAGCGGAGAGTTTATAAGTAAAAACAAAGCACTTGTGTTTAGTATGATATTTTAAGAGACAAGAATGATAACAAATTACCAAAATCCAATCGGCACACTATCGTTGCTCGACTCAACTGATCCATCAAGTGATGCGAAAGCAGTGTTCTATAGTACAACCACTGGATTATCTACTGGTACTGGACAAACAACCGCTGTAACTACTATTGCACTATGCAATACCGCTGCTGGCGACGTTACATTAGTTGACGAAACAGTTGATCAGGTAGTGGTTAGCATTTATCTTGTTAAGCATGGTTTCTCTGCAACACCTGCAAATAGAATTGTTAGCAACTTAATAATTCCAGCTGGAGAAACTGTATTTTTTAATGACGAGCGTTTAATCCTAGAAGGATCTGGCGCAACAATGGATTCTATCTGGATTGGTTCTAGTTCAGCTGGAAAATTATCTGTAACTGTAAGCACACTACCAGTATGAAATTCTTAAAAGCAAAGAATAATTCTAAATGGAGCATTACAGATAACAATCTGTTTTCAAATGCTTTTGGCCGTTATATTATGAACGGTTCTGCTGGTCTACGCTTGCCTAAAGGTACCACAGCAGAACGTCCATTAGTTACTAACTCAGATATTGATCACGGTAACACAGGATTGCCAGTTAGAGTTCCTGGGGATGCTAACGGATATATCCGTTACAACACAACCTTAAACATTATCGAAGCATATGTTGGCGGAAACTGGGAAATTGTTACAGCACCTGCTTCTACTGGAATTTATAAACAGACACTTGGCCCTGGGGATTACTCAGAAACAATTTTTGGACCTTTGGATAGAGATCCAGTTAGCGACGATAACATTTTAGTTTTAGTAGAGAATGTATTCCAAATTTCTCAAACAAACTTCAACATTTTGTACAATTACCAAAACTCCGGCGATGCTTATATACAGTTTACAAGCCCGGTTCCATTGGACAAATACATAACTATCTACTTCGGCTTCTCTAACTAATTCCAAATTCTGTTAAATACAGTATAATTTTGGAGATAGGTAATGGCAATTAGGTTCGCCGACCGCGTAAAAGTACGATCACTCAGCACCGGAACTGGAGACTTTGTCTTAGGAAGTGTAGTTCCCGGATTTCAAAGCTTCGCTGCTATTGGCGACGGCAATCAAACCTATTACTGCATTACTGATGCTATTGGCAATTGGGAAATCGGTTTAGGTACATACGATCAAGACAGCACACAAGAAATACTAGTTAGAGATACTATCTTAGATAGTTCTTCTAACGGACTAAGAATTAACTTTCCTGTAGGTGGAAAAACTGTAGCAATTACACAGCCTGCTATTGTTAGTCAAACTGTTGTTGACGGTGTAGGAGACGGAAGTACTATTGTACTTCAAGGTCCTAAAGGAGACCCTGGTCCTACAGTTACATATGATGTTTCTGCTTGGCCTGCACTCGATGGCGCTTATGTAAGATTAACCGGCAGCGATGCATCTACAGATAATTTAAAGTTAGCCAGCGGATCTAACGTAACTATAACGCAAACTGATGCAGACACAATTACTATTAATGCATCATCTAGTTTAAAAACCAGAAATACTACTGGTATCTCTACAGGACTTTTTGATAACGGATCTACAGTCAACGGATCCGCTGTTGGTTATACTGGTTACATGTTACTTAAGGTTCAAGTATCGGCAGCAGCAAGAGTTAGAATTTATACCGATACCGCAGCTAGAACTTCTGATGCAGCAAGAGCCGAAGGCGGTACTCCTGCTGTTGGGCATGGTCTAGTTTATGAAATGATTAGTACTGGCGCAGAAATTCGTAGAGTAGCGCCAGCGGTTATGGGATACAGTAACGAAGCAGTACCTACTACATCAATTCCTATTGCTGTAACAAACAAGTCAGGTGGTCCTGCAAATATTTCTGTAACACTAACAATTTTACAGATCGAACAATAAGGTTAGGAGCGTAACATGCCAACAATTCTAGGCGGAAGTGGATTAGGTGACGAGGAATCTGGTAGTTTAGATTCTGGTCTTGCGGCCTCACTAGGAAGAATTAGCGGTAAGTTACTATCTGCAAACCTAGTAAGACACGGTGTTGACCTTGCATTTGACACAGATTTACTTTATTTAAAAGTAGGTCCTATAATTCAAGGAACTCCATCTACTAGAGATCCAGTATTCGACGAACAAGATTCTTCTTTATTTGAACCTCCTTACTCGGACGGCGATCCAAACTTTGGAGTTGGTACAACCGGCACCGGCGTCGGTATTAACACTAACAATCCAATATACACATTAGATGTAGCATCTGGTTCTAGGTCAACATTTTTAGAATCTACAAACGCTGCTTATATTGACAACTTATATCTATATAACGGCAATACTATTTCTACTACAACCGGAGAGATACACGTTAGACCGTTTGGTCCGGGCGCAATATCTACATTTGATGTATTAGGTACTGTTGACGAGTTAGATAATCAATCATTATTCTTAAACGGAAATACTGTACAAAGTTATAATAATAAAAATATTATCTTTAATCCTTCCGGATCAGGTACAGTCGAACTACAAACAAACACATTAATAACGCCAACTAATCTGTTAACACCAACATTATCTGTTACTGGAAATATTACTCTTGACGGTAATTTAAGAACAGACGGTAATATCTATATCGGTGATAGTTTATTAGATGTTGTACAATTTGATCCTGATGTAAAACTGTCGCAGGATTTATCTCCAGGACAAACATTAACATGGGATTTAGGTAAAAGCGACAAACGATGGAGCACGGCCTACATCGATGACTGGACAAAAATAGGAACTTTAAGACCCACTAACGTTAATTTAGATAACCAAGTACTAATTAACGGTAGTACAAACACCATACAAACTACAGTCACAAATACCGATCTGTTCATTACACCAAATACTGGTCGTAATAATATCGAGCGTGTAGTGTTTGAAGGCAACTCTATTACTAGCTTAATGCAGCAACCGGACCTAGATCCCTACTTGGTAGCCGATGGTATTAGAGCAGCAGCACTAGGAGATACAAATGCTGCAATCTTTAATACAACTGTAACCGGAGTTGAATATTTCCTTGGTGGCGGACAAACTATTAGAACTGAAAGAACTTCGTTGCTAGGAGATATTAGAGACGACTTAGATAATCCTGGAATTTTAAACGAAGATGATGCTACTAAAGTAGTAGAAATTGCAACTGGTTTAGGTAGTACAAATAACGAAGCAATTTGGTATTACACTGAAATAGTTCCAGCAATTAAGAGCTCTCCTACTGAGTATGCAAAGTGGGGAGTTGCAGGAACATCATTAGATGACACACCGTTTACACTTGCATCAACAGGAAACGGATATGTTACCTTTGCTGACAATAACGGTTTAGTAATTCCTGTGGGAACAACAGCAGAAAGAAATTACGGCGAAGTAGGTATGACTCGTTGGAACTCAGAGCTTCAACAGCTAGAGTGTTTCGACGGAGAGCGTTATATTGTTGCTACTGGTCCAGGTGCTGTTGTTACTAACAACCTTATGGTTGATCTCGCCATAACTCGCGCCCTATTCCTGGGTTAATTTCCAATCCGCATAAATACTATTACTGTATAGGTTGACCAAACTTATACGATATTAAACTGTGGTAAACCCGCAACGTAAGGTGGTTAACCGTGAAACACGGGGTAGATAGGAGAGCGCATGGCTATTGGTCGTATTTCAGGTCCGCTCTTAAAGGCAAACCTCCTTAGGGAAGGTGTGGACTTAGCCTTTGAGACAGACCTACTTTATCTTGATGTTGTTAACTCGCGAATCGGTGTTAACAAATCTTCTCCTACTACCGATCTTGATGTCAATGGAACAATAAGAACTACTACATTACAAGTAGATAATCAACTTGATGTAGGAACACTTAGCTTTTCCGGCAACGACATTTCTAGTACTTCTAATGTAATTAATTTTAAAGCATCTGCTGGTGCTGCAACAATCTACCATTCTAAGCTAATAGTAGACGATTTACAATTAGAAGGAAACGTTATATCTACAAACGTTTCAAATAGCCCAATTGAAATCCGTCCTAACGGAACCGGAACTATTCAATTACAGGCTAATACTACTGTAACCGGAAACTTGAATGTAACAGGCGATGTTACTGCCACAGGTAACATTCAATTATACGGTAACATTATAATTGGTGACGAGTCAACAGATAGTATTCAAATTAATGCTAGTATTCAGAGTGACTTAATTCCACAAGCAGATAATACTTTTGACCTAGGTGATCCCAGCCATCGTTGGAAGGATATCTACGTTAACAATTTCTATACAACTACAGTAAATTTACCTAACTTAAATGTAGGTAATTTAATTCTGTCAAATAATACCATTACAACCACTGCTGGTACAGATATTAACATTTCTGGAAACGGAACAGGTGGTGTTAGACTAGGCAATTTAAAAATTGTCAATAACGTTGTAACTAACATTTCTATTAATGCTGTTACACAATTTGTTAGCACAGGTACAGGCTATTTTAAAATAGCAGGAACAAACGGTTTTGTTCCTCCTGTGGGTACTGAAGCACAGCGTCCTGGTTATGCTGTTGCCGGTATGACTCGATACAACACTAACTCAAAAGCTCTTGAAGTTTGGGATGCTACAGCTAATGCTTGGGCAAACCCTGCGGGAGCATCTGGTGCGGTATCGGAAATTGATGCTAACGAAATTTCAGCGATTTATGCGCTAATTTTAGGATAAGAGAACTATGCCAACCGTATTTAGAATGTCCACAGCAACTAACATTGGTCCTACACCTGTAGATGTTTTACAGATTGCAGAGGGCGTTAGAGCTACGCTAGTAGGTTGCAATCTTTCAAATACAACACTGTACGAAACAGTAGCCGTTGATGTGTTTGTAGTAGACGAAGAATCTACAGCAGCACTATTTGTTAAGAACGTAATTATACCCCCGAACACTGCGGTAAAACTTATTACCGGCGGTGAAAAATTAATTTTACCGGAAACTGCCGGTCTAAGAATTTCAAGTTCAGTTGATGGCAGCGTTGATGCTGTAATCAGCTATGTAGAGATATCGTAAGGAGCGAGCTATGTCATATTTTGGAAGAACCCCCAACGAGTTATTAGGTAGCAGCCCTCAGTATTTCTATGCCCTAAGAAGAAACGACGACGGTGAATTGTTCTTAGTTCGCAGCGACCAGTTAATTGACAAAGACTCGTACTACATTAACGTCGAAGGTGCTCCTGCAGATAACTTTGAAGATTTTGAAGCAGGTGTTGATTTCTTTGATGCAATCGACGACGATCATAATTTGATATATAAGAACTTAAGATATCCGCAATATCGTTGGGATAATCGTGCTGGTTTTTATTACATCGATGCAAATGGCAACTTTGTACAAAGACTATTCAGCGGATACGAATACCCAACTGGTGTTTCATCAGACGACAATTAAAAGAGAATAAAAAATGGCAGAATTTAGAATTGGTCAATTTAGATACACATGGGTAGGACCATGGGTAACTGGTACAGCATATCGTCGAGATGACGTTATTAGTTACGGCGGTAGCAGTTTTGTTTGTATCCGCGCTCACACTGCCGATACAGATTTCTACGACGATTTAAACTTTATTTTCCCAGGAGATACTGCTCCTAGCCCTGCATGGGTTAAGATGACTGACGGTATTGCTTGGAGAGGCGCATACCAAGGTGGCGAACAATATAACGTAGGTGACACTGTATTATTTGGCGGAACAGTTTATTATTGTATCGAAGGCCACATTGGAGGCATGTCTTTAAACGATAACATTGCTAAGTGGGAAGTTTATGCTTCTGGTACAAGATTTATCGGTGAGTGGGCACCAGGAGTTAATTACGGTGTTAATGCAATTGTTAGATACAACGGTATTAATTATAAGTGTATCGAAGGACACACCTCGGCTAATGAAACAAATGGATTAGAACAAGATCAAAGTAAGTGGGCAGTATTCCATAACGGTGTTGAATACATTGGACCATATGCTGGCGGAGTTCGTTACAGAGAGAACGATCTAGTTTCATATAACGGAACACTATTAAGATGTAACACTGGTTACACAGCTGAAGAAACTGACTTTGATGCTTCAAAGTGGGACGTAGAATTTTACGGTGAAGAATTTGACGATGAATGGTCTGAGAATGAATTTTACGGTATTGGAAGTGTAGTTCGTTACGGCGGATGGTTATACTATGCAATTGCTCCGAGCAATGCTAAAGCACCAATTAATTCAATTTACAGTTCGGGAACATTAGATAATGTTTGGGTTCCGTTGTCTAAGGGAATTAGATTTAGAGGAGAATGGAGTGCTTCTGAATTCTATAGAACAGGTGATGTTGTTAGACGAGGCGGAAACTTATATACAGCACTAGTTGACACAACAGATGATGCTAGTACATTAGGTTACTTAGATGAAAGCAACTGGGAAGTTCTTGCTACAGGCCAAAGCTGGCGCAAAGAATGGAACGAGGATGTTCTGTATCTAATCAACGATTTAGTAATTTTTGAAGGTAGTATTTGGCAGTGTACATTGGCTCATACTTCTTCAGATCAAAACTATCCAGGAGACAATGGTTCTGGATTTGATTATTGGGATCTAGTAATTGAAGTTGCTCAACGTCAGGGTATGCGTGAGCGAGGAGACTTGTTATCCTACGATCTATCTAGAAGAATTACCGGCGACGGTAGTACATTTGGTCCTGCCAGAGTTGCAATCTCTGATCCGGGTAAGATTCTTACTATTGATGCAGAAGATTCGTTATTCTATTCGGACATTGGTCAATTAGCTAGAACATTTTATGTATCGACAGACGGAGTTGACGACAACGATCCTCTAAGAGGATCGGTATTTAGACCATACAGAACTGTTAGGTTTGCTTGTGAAAAAGCTGATGATGGGTTTGCCGGAACTACTACTGTCGAAGTTGAAACTGGTTTGTATGAAGAGATTCTTCCAATTATAGTTCCAGCTAACACAGTTGTTTTGGGTGCTGAACTAAGATCTACTACAATTCAAGCAGCAGGTCCTATCTCTGCTCTTTCGTTAGATAGAACATATACAATTGCATCTCTTGCAAGATTATCTACAGTAGTATCTTCAATATTGTTAAATCAAACAGTTGAAAAAACTACTGGAAATCCTCTTGACACGCAATTGGCATATCGAGAAACACTAGTACCTATTCCGTTTAACCCGCCTCAGTACCAAGAACCGTATGACCCAGAAAATCCAGTTGAGCTATACCAGGGATACGAAACAGTTGTTACTCAGCGTGTAAGTAGCACAGAAGCAGTTTCTGATGCACAAAACTTAATCATTGACATTGTAAATTATATTAATTTCCACTTGTCAAACGGAGATACTGAACCAGTTATGACTGGATCTAATATTGCAGTATCTGATCAACATTACCAAGATGCAGCAGTTATCCTCGAAACTAACAAAGACTTTTTAGCAGAAGAAGCTGTTGCTTACATGAAAGCAACTTTCCCTAGCTATGCCTTCGACGAAGAAAGTTGTAAGAGAGATGCTAGAAAGTACATTGATGCATTAATTTACGATTTAACATATACAGGAAATTACAAATCTTTACTTGCTGCTCGTTATTATAGAAATGCAGTATTAGGATCAGCAACAGAAGACATGTTCTATCTAAGAAATGCCACTGGTGTTAGAAACTGTACTCTCAAAGGACTTGAAGGTGTATTGAATCCTCCGACTGCTTTTGACCTATACCAAAGACCTACTGGTGGAACATACTGTTCTTTAGATCCAGGTTGGGGTCCAGACGATACTCGAGTATGGATCACAAGTCGTTCTCCTTACATCCAAGGTGTAACTAACTTTGGTACAGCTTGTGTTGGACAAAAAATTGACGGAGCACTACACAACGGCGGTAACAAGTCAATGGTATCTAACGACTTCACACAAGTTTTAGATGACGGTATTGGCGCATGGGTAACTAACGGTGGTAGAGCAGAACTTGTTTCTGTGTTCACATATTACTGTTCTATTGGATACTTTGCAGAAGAAGGCGGTATTATTCGTGCTACTAACGGTAACAACTCTTATGGTGCTTACGGAGCTATTGCCGACGGAGTAGATCCTACAGAAACTCCTAAGTCTGCTGTAGTAAACAACAGAACATCCGACGCAATTGTAGCATCTACATTTGCAGGAGAGTTCAATGACGAAATTCAAATCTTTGAATTTGAAAATGCAGGTATTAATTATACACAAGCATCTGCAAGTATTGTAGGTGCCGGCGTTGGAGCTGAAGTACTGTTTGAAGAATTCCGTGATGATGCAATGTTTGAAGCTAGAATTCTAGATACTTCGACAGACATTTCTCAAAAGTTAGGTGGTTCGGGATACTCTATTGTACAGAACAACGCACAGCCTCACTTGACTCCAGGCGGAGATTTGTATTCGATTACAATTGCATCTAACGATAACAACGAAGAATCGGATTACCTTGGAAAACGTTTGTTAATTACAGGCGGTACTGGTACTGGACAGTACGGTATTATTTCAGCTTACAACACTTCTACTAAAGTAATATCTATTACTAAAGAAAGTGACGGCAATCCAGGATGGGATCACGTTGTTTCAGGAACACCGTTAAAACCAGTGTTTGACACAACAACATTCTATAGAATTGAACCAAGACCTGTATTTACTGCACCTCAGTTTACAGTAACAGGAGCAACTCTAGCTGCAAGTACAGCATGGACAAACGTTGTCTACGGCGAAACCGTAAAAACTTATAACAACGTATTAATTGACTACGACGAAGAAGCAATCGATCCAGCATTAGTTAATTCGTTTGTTGCTAGATTTAATGTGTTAAAGAGAGGAAGAGACTATTCATTAACTTTAGTTTCTCCAGGACAAGGTTACCAACCTCATCAAGAATTAAGAATTTCTGGTTCTAAAGTTGGCGGAATTGACGGTGCAAATGACGTTATTATTACAGTATTGACAGTAACTGAAGACAGTACTAATCCAATTGCAACTTTCTCCGTAACAGGCGACGGTGCAAGCGGTGTATTTGTAACATCTGCAATGGGAGCATTTGTTGGCGGATACTCTACCGATGGTGTTACTTGGCCCGATGTATTCAACTTCCCATCCTTCGGCGATTGGAAATGTTTAGCAGCATGTACAGAGCGAGGCGTAAGTGCTCTTACTGGAAACGTACGATTTGTAGCAATTAGAAGCGGCAGTAACGTTGCTGCATCTAGTTTAGATGGCACTACATGGACAGCAAGAACAATGCCAGCTTCTAGAACATGGAATGATGTTTGCTACGGTGAAGGAAAGTTTGTAGCTGTTGCAGGTGATGGAAATAACTTTGCTTATTCGACAAACGGAACTTCGTGGACACTAGGCACATTCCCAACATTTGGAGATAGTTCAACTAACGAGTGGGTATCTATTACCTACGGAAAAGGCAAGTTTGTAGCTGTTGCTAATAGTGCAAACGTATCTGCTGTTAGCGATGACGGTATTAATTGGACAATTAACGTTATGGATGCTGTTGACGACAGCTCAAGTGCAAACTGGATATCTGTAGCCTACGGTAAAGGCCGCTTTGTTGCAATGGCTAGCCAAGGAAACATTGCATACAGCTTTGATGGTATTAACTGGGCAGGTTCTACAATGCCTACACAGGACGGTTCTACAATGATGAACTGGACTAAAATGAGATACGGTCAAGGTTTATTCTTTGCGGTATGCGATACTGGCGGAGCATCAATTGGCGGGGATGTTACAACAGGGCCAACAACATTTGCAGCAACATCCGATGATGGAATTCATTGGGAATCCAGAACACTTTCTGCTGCTAGAAACTGGACAGCAGTAGCATTTGGTAATCCTTATTTAGAAGCAGGCGACTCAACAGTAGGTAAAAATACTCCTATGTGGGTAGCGGTTGCTTCGGGAACTAACCTTATTAATAGAATTAGAACTGGTGCTCGCGCAATCGGACGTGTAACAGTTAGTGGCGGCGTTATTGGTCAAGTTAAAATTTGGGACCCGGGTTCTGGTTACCAAGACGCACCCGAATTAACAGTAATTGATCCAAACAGAAATCAAGCAGTTAGTGTTGAGTGTCGTATCGGAGACGGCGTATTGCCAAATCCTACAAAGGTCAGCGGAGGAACTGGTTATCGTTCAATTACTACACGAGTAAGTATTACAGGTGACGGACATGCAGACGTTATTCCAAACGGTAAGTTTGTATGGATTGATCATTTACCAACTATTCCTGGCCCAGGTGCTCAGATTACATTCTCAACTTTAGATCAGATTTATACAACTGTAGCTATTACTAACATTTCTGAAAATGCAGATGGTACATTCTTAGCTAAGTTTAGATTAAGTCCGTTTATTAAAGTTAGAGATCACTTAGATCACGGAACTGCTGTATCTATTCGTGAAAAATACAGTCAGTGTCGTATTACTGGCCATGACTTCTTAGACGTTGGCACCGGAAACTTTGCCGAAACTAACTATCCTCAACTATATTCTAGATTGTACTTCTCAGCAGAAGAGAATGAAACCTACGAAGAAAGCGGTGGACGTGTATTCTACACAAGTACTGACCAAAGTGGTAACTTTAGAACAGGTGAGTTATTTGCAGTAGAACAAGCAACAGGTATTGTAACAATCAGTGCAGACTTCTTTGACTTTAGTGGTCTAACTGAATTGAGATTAGGTGGTATTCGCTTAGGCGGTACAGGCGCAGTTATTAGAGAATTCTCTACAGATCCATTGTTTACAGAAGATTCAAATAATATTGTTCCGACACAAAGAGCAATCTCTGCTTATCTTGCTAACAGATTGAGCGTTGGTGGATCAGAAATTGCAACAGCTAGCTTTATTGCTGGTTTGGTATTAGTAGGTCCGGATAGGATTGGAAATACACTACAAGGCAAAATTATATTGCCTAGAAGAATGGATTTTGAAGGTCCTGAAGCAGGTGTCAGGGGTACGTTAATGGCTCAAGGCTATTTCCTACGCAACATTGACAGCTTATAATTTAAGGTAAATAAAAGGTACGGAGCTTAAAACATGGCAGAGTTTAAATTAGGTAGAATTAGATTTGTATGGAAAGGTAATTGGGCCAACGGCACAACCTACTACAAAGACGACGTCGTTAGATACGGCGGTAAAACATATATTTGTCAAGTGGGTCACACCGCAGATGCAAATTTCTACACAGATCTAGAGTTTGTTCCAACTAAATGGAATCAAATGACCGACGGTACAGATTACCGCGGAGCCTGGACTACTAATACATTTTATAAAGAAAATGACATTGTAACATACGGTGCAACAGTTTATGTTTGTACAAATAGTCATACATCAGCAGTAACTAGTCTTTTAGGACTAGAAGCTAACCTTCCAAGTGATTGGGATGTTTTAGTTGAAGGCCTAGACTGGAAAGGAAACTGGTCTACTGCTACACAATACAAGAAAAACGACCTAGTTCGTTACGGTGGTTACACCTACGCTTGTGTTACAGCTCACGTATCTGCCGCAACTGCAACTGACGGGTTAGAGTTTGATGTTGAAAAATGGGAAATTTTTAATCCAGGCATCGAATTTAAAGGTGACTGGAGTGCAAGCTCTGTACGATACAAGATTAACGATGTAGTTAAAAACGGTGCAGGTCTTTGGATCTGTACAACTCAACACACTTCTAGTGGAACATTTGAATCTCAACAATCAAACTGGAGTCAGTTTGTTAAAGGATTTGAATTTGAAGACGAGTGGTCAAACAGCACTACATACCAACCTGGCGATATTGTTCGTTACGGTGGTAATCAGTACATTGCTAAGACTAACCACGTTGGTTCAACTCCTTCCACAGGAACAGCTAACTGGGCATTATTTACAGAAGGATTTAATTTTGTAAGTGACTGGGCATTCGGCACATCTTATAAGATTGGTGACGTTGTTAGAGTTAATGGTTACAACTATATTGCTACAGCAGATGCTCCAGCAGTTACCTTTACAGTTACAAATACAACAGCATTAACAGATAACTTCACAGCCGCTGTAAGTACAGCAGGTGTAGAAGCAGGACAGGCTGTTAAGTTCACTGGTACAACATTTGGTAACGTCTTTACAGGCGCTACTTACTATGTACAGTCTGTTCCAAACGGACAAGACTTTAGAATTACAACAACACCAGGCGGCACAAAGTTTGAAGCAACTACAGCGTCTGGAACAATGACAGCGACATTTGGCTACCACCCAGCATCTAGCACAGGCAAGTGGCAAGTTCTTACCAAAGGTATTAACTGGGCCGGGGTTTGGGCAGATGACACAGAATACGAGATTGGTGATGCTGTTCGTTATGGTTCAAATGCTTATCTATGCGTAAGAAAGCATAGATCAGAAGCAGACGACGGTTCTTCTATCGTAGCACAAGGTGGTGGACAAGCAAATAGCCGTCCAGATCAAGACACAACAGCAACATACTGGAACGTTCTTTCAATTGGTTCGGAAACTTCTGTATTAACAACTCGCGGTGACTTAGTATTCTTTAACGATAACGGTCCTGCAAGATTACCAGTTGGTATTGAAGGTCAAATCCTACGTGTAAGTGAAGAAGGATTGCCTGAGTGGGTAACACTAGGTGCAGCTGACTACACATACTACGTATCTACTTCAGGTACAGACTTACCAGCACCAGTACACGGTCGTTCATGGGATAAACCATGGAAGACTATCCGTTACGCTTGTAAGCAAGTTGAAGAAGGCCCAAGAAACCCAGTAGCAAAGCGTTTATTAGAAATGAACCGTGTGTTCATTCAACGTGAAACTACAGAATGGATTCAGTGGCAAGTTGCCAATGCTACAGTAGGCAGCATCTGGGAAAACTTTGTCTACGAAGATTTTAAATGCGAACGTGACACAGGATTCTTAGTTGACGCATTAATTCACGACTTAGGTCACGGCGGCAACGTTAAGACACGTGGTGCAGCACTAGCATTAGTTAACGCACTTCAAGATAGTCCAGGAACATATACAAAGTTAGGTGCAGAAGCAGCTAATGACGTAGCAGCATGGAATTATATGTTAACTGTAGTTGAGGCAGTTCTTAATCAAGAATCTCCTGCAACAGTTTACCAGAACGTAAACACAGATAACTCTACTGCTAAAGTTTCTCAGTGGTTTGATGCCACATTAGGAGAAACAGAAGTAGTATTCCCAACTATTCAATCATTAGTTGGAATTATTACTGCGGCAGTAACGGCCGGAAATGCAGATGACATTCCAGCTCGTTATGCTCCATCAAATTTAATTAACGTAGCAACTGGTCAGTATCGTGAAACACTTCCAATTATTGTTCCAGAGCAAACATGTGTACTAGGTGCAGAACTACGTTCTACTAACGCAGGTCCATTAGGTAGCGTAGTAGATGCGGCTGATGCAAAATATAGTATTGGCGCTCTAGGAAGATTAGAAGCCATTGTTAGCGATATTGTTACCGGCGCAGACGTTTCTGAAACATCCGGAAACGTTGAAACACAAGACAGAGCTTGGCCATATGCTGGCACAAGCGAAGGTGATGATCTTGAATTGCTTGTTAGAGCAATGGCTCACAAGATTGATTTTAGTCTTGGAACAACTGCTCTACACTCTAGCGCAAATCCAACAAACTACAACACAAGTTACCTACAAGGTTACGGTGATGCAAGAACTTTAATTCGTGAGAACAAGAAGTTCCTACAAGACGAAATTATTGCTTACATTACAGTAAACTATCCTAGCGTAAAATATTCCAAGACAGCATGTCGTAGAGACGTGGGGTATCTAGTTGATGCACTATGCTACGATTTAACTTATGGCGGAAACGCTATGAGCATTCAAGCAGGTCTAGCATACTATGATGGTCCAGGCAACAATCTATTAATTGATTCTACAGAGCTAACTGCTACTGTGGCATCTTATGGAAGATTAAAGACTGTAATTCAACAGTTGATCTTAAATGCAACAGTTACTAAGAGTTTAGGTAACACAGCAGTTCAGTGGACTGATGCAACTTTAACTAATGGTTCGTTAGCAAGTTCGGCTATTGGAGCAAACATCGATATTATTACTAATATTATCGCTGGCGACTCTACAGCAGGTAATCCTCCACAGACTCGTGTAACTTCTATTGCTACAAACGTAGCAACTACAGCAGCAAATCACGGGTTGAGTGCAGGCGACACATTTGTTCCTGAAGTTACCGGAAACGGATTTACAGCAGGTACAACTTACTATGTGTTAACTACTCCAGCATTGAATACATTTACTGTATCTACTAGCTTTGGTGGTTCTACACACACTCTAACTGACGGTACCGGATTAGATATTGAAGGTGCTATTGTTAACCGCCCTGCAACTGCATGGGTAGCAACGCTAGGAACAGGTCTAGTAACTGCTTATACAACTTTAAGTGCTCAGAAAGACAGCATTGCATCTAATACATTAGTGAATCTAGATAACGATTATCCAAATCTAGTATATGATGCTGCTAAGTGCTCACGTGACGTTAAGATTATTATTGATGCAGTTGCTTATGACTTTATGTTTAACAGTAACTTCCAAACAATCAAAGCAGCTTACTCTTATCTAAGAAGTTCTGCATCTGAAGTGTTTACATTGGGTCAGAAAACAGCGACTCGTGCAGCACTACAGTTTGTTAAAGCATCCGTTAAGGCTAACGTTAATAGTAATGCTACAGCACAAGCAAGAGTAGAAACTCTAATGACATTGCTTGACAGTGTTCTATACTCTGCTTCTAACGAAGGTTCTCCATGCGCAACAGGCGAAAGAACAGCAGACTATGCTGTACTACAACTTGAGCGTAACAGAGATTACATCGTAGAAGAAATTCGTGCATGGATCGCTAACACTTATAGAGCAAGTGTAACAGACACAACTGTAACTACAAACTTGATTACATTATCTGCACCACAAACATGGTTACAGAGAAATGCAGCAGTTACATTTGACACTTCAATTGGCGGAATTGTAGCAGGAACAACATACTATGTTCAAAACGTAGTAAGTTCAACTACATTTAAAATTGCTACAACAAGAAATTCTAACACACCGTTGACTTTATCCACAGCATCTGGTTCTAGCTTAATGACTTTAGTCTACGACGAAGCATTATGCTTACGCGATGTTAACGAATACATCAGTGCATTGAAGTATGACCTTAAGTGGCCAGGTAACTACAAGTCCTTGTTAGCTGCTAGATACTATGTCAACGCAGTTAAGGGCTCGTTAGAAGAAGATATGTATTATGTAAGAGACGGTTGCGGAATCCGTGACATGACTCTAGAAGGATTAAGCGGTGACTTATTAGCACCAAATGAGTTTGGAACAAGTCGTGTTTCGGCAGGTGCTTATGTATCCTTAGATCCAGGTTGGGGTCCAGATGACTTCCGTACATGGATTATGACACGTTCTCCGTATACACAGGGTGTAACTACAATTGGTACAGCATGTATCGGTCAAAAGATTGATGGTGCTCTACACAACGGTGGTAACGACTCTATGGTATCCAACGACTTTACACAAGTATTGAGCGATGGTATTGGAGCATGGGTAGCAAATAACGGACGTGCAGAACTTGTTTCTGTGTTCACATACTACAACCACATTGGTTACTTATCTACAGAAGGTGGACGTATTCGTGGTACTAACGGTAACAACTCCTACGGTGACTTTGGTTCTGTAGCAGAAGGTTTCGATAGCACAGAAACTCCTAACACAGCAGTAGTAGATAACAAGTTCCAATTTAATGCAATTGTAGGATCTGTAATTACTAACGGCAGTGCTGTTCAAAGTTTTGAATTTGACAATGCAGGTATAGATTACAACGAAGTTACATGGACTGTTACAGGCGGCGGAAACGGCGCAAATGCAGTAGGTAACGAATTCCGCGATGGCGCTGTTCATTCTGTAAGACTTACAGAAGTTGATGATTTAGATCTAAACGATGACACTCCGTATAACGGACAGTTTGGTGGTTATGGTTATATTACTAACTCTAACACAGCACAGGGCGGTACTACAACTAGCATTACACTAGCAGCAACTGATGCAGAATTAAGCACAGCATACATTGGTATGAAAGTGTTCTTAACAGCAGGCGCAGGTGTTGGCCAGTACGGTATTATTTCAACATATAACAACGGTACTAAGTTAGCTACTGTTGTTAAAGAGTCTACTGGTGCTGCTGGTTGGGATCACGTTGTTCCTGGAACAACAATTGCACAGCCAGATGCTTCTACAACATACACTGTAGAACCAGCATTAAGCTTCACAGCGCCTACATATAGTTCAGCAGCTGGAACAGCATTAGCATCCGCTGCCTATGGTAAAGTAGGATACACTGATTCTATTGCAACTTACATAGGTGTAACAGGAACAGCAAGCGGCTCTGGAATCAATGCAACATTTAACGTGTTACGTAAGGGTTCTAAGTATACTGTTTACGTAGCAAATGCTGGTACCGGATATGCTAGATTAGAAACAATTACTATTGCAGGTACTAGTTTAGGTGGAGCAACTCCGGCTAACGATATTTTAGTAACTGTAACATCTATTAATACTACAACCGGAGCAGTTCTAAGAGTTGATGCAGAAGGCCAAGGCGTTGGAGGAAATTACATTGCTCTACGCTCTGACTCCGCAGCAGTTGCATTAACATCAACTGGTGGTGTATGGACACCTAGAACACTACCAGGCGCAGCAACAACATGGTCAGCAATGGCACATGGTCGCTTAACTAATACAGCAGCTATTACAACTACTGTAGCAGGAAAGGCTTATAGAATTGCTACATTAGGAACGTCTAATAACTTTGTAACAATTGGTGCTAGTATCGCACAGATTGGAGTTGATTTTATTGCTAACGCAGTAGGATTCGGAGACGCTACAGTAATCGAATTAATCAACAGAACAGTTGTTGTTGAAACAGGCGGCCAAAGAACTGCTTATTCCGATGACGGCGGTGTAACTTGGACAGAAGGTGGTTCGTTACCATCTACAGGAACATGGGTTTCTGTAACATTTGGTAACGGAAGATTTGTTGCAATCAAGTCAGGAAGCACAGATACTGCATATTCTGAAGACGGCGGAGCAACATGGGTAGCTGGCGGTGCATTACCAGCAAGCACTACATGGACTTCTGTAACATTTGGTGCAGGTAAGTTTGTAGCAGTTGCAAGCGGTGGCGTAGCAGCAGCAAGTTCAGTTAACGATGGCGGTACATGGTTATCTAGAACACTACCACAATCTACAGCATGGTCTAGTGTTACATTCGGTAACAACAGATTCGTAGCAGTTTCAAGCACTAGCGGAACTGTAGCAGCTTACAGTTTAAACGGGTTTGACTGGGTAGAAAGTGCAATTACTTCAGCAGCTTATCAATCAGTAGCTTACGGTCAAGGTGTATTCTTTGCAGTAGGTACTGGTACAACAGCATCTAGCTCAGAAGACGGTATTGTATGGACTTCTAGAACAATTAGCACATCTAACAGTGTTAGTGTTGCATTTGGTAATTCTACAAGAACTCCAAGATTCCGTACAGTTAGCTCAAGCGGCGCTTCTAATACCAGCGAAATTACTTGCGGTGCAAGAACAAAAGGTCGTTGCTATGTGGCAGAAAACAGAATCTATGCAATCAGAATTACAGAACCTGGTTCTGGATACAGCTCTGCTCCAACATTAACAATCGTAGATCCAAACAATGTTTACGAAGCACCATTTACTGTAAGAACAGGAAGCGGTGTATTAGCAATGCCTACTATGAATAATAGAGGTAATTCGTATACAACTGGTTCTGCAGAGATCTTTACTGGTAACGGTTATGCAGATTTCTTCCAAACAGGCTCGTTTGTAGCAGTAAGAAGAATTACTGCTCGCCCAGTACCTGGTTCTAACGTAGTGTTTAGCAACATGCCAGACAGAACATTTAAGTTAGTTACTGTTGTAACATTCTTAGGTGACACTGACGGCAGCTACACAGCGTTCTTCCAGGTCAGTCCAGCACTAGGAATTAACGAAGCTCCTGCACACGATACTGAAATAACAACAAGAATCCGTTATTCACAGGTTCGTTTAACAGGACACGACTTCTTAGACATTGGTACAGGTAACTTTGAAGAAAGTAATTACCCGGGTGCACCAGTTCAAGACCCAATTCCGGCTAATGAAACTGTAGCAAACAACGGCGGACGTGTATTCTACACAAGCACTGATCAAGACGGTAACTTCCGAGTTGGTGAATTGTTTGCTATTGAGCAGTCAACTGGTATTGCAACATTGAACGCTGATGCGTTTAACATCTCAGGATTGCAAGAACTTAACTTAGGTAACGTTACACTAGGCGGTGGTTCTGCAACAATTACTGAATTTAGTACAGACCCGTTCTTTACACAAGATTCAGATAACGTAGTACCTACACAGCGAGCTATTAAGGCTTACATTGCTTCACAAATTGGTGGCGGTGGTGCTAGCTTGAACGTTAACAGTGTAACAGCAGGTTCTATATTCATCAACTCAAATCAGATAACTACAACAACCGGGGTAGGAATTAAGGTCAATGCTACATTTGAGTTTAGACGAGGCGTCACTGGCGTACCGTTAGCATTGAACTACTTTTTTAAATAAATAAAACGGAGAAACAAACATGGCTACAGGAAGATTAGGAATTGGAGACTTAACAGCGGCTGCAAATACCACTCTGTATACCTGCCCAGACAACACTTTTGCGGTGGTGACTGTGAGCATGTGTAACAGAGCGGCTACAAGCTCGCAGATTAGGATCTCTGTATCAGATTTAGCAACACCAGCAGATTCGGAATATATCGAATATGATGCAACAGTGTTGTCAAAAGGTGTTTTAGAAAGAACAGGTATTGTTCTTTCAGCAGGACAAAAAATTGTGGTTAGATCCAACGGTTCAGGTACATCAGCTGTTGCGTACGGTATCGAAACATCAACTGCTTAATAGGGAGTAGATAATGGGACGTAAAGTTACAGTAGGTGTATTTG